AAATATGCCCCTTTGAGCACTCTTGTCCGGTTTGCCGAGGATGTCTCTTGAGCCAGCTGAACCGCAATGTTGCCCGCAGTCGCACCGACAAATGCCGAGCCGATAATCCGGAATGATGCTTCTCCACTCGTGTTACCTAATGCTACTCCAAAAATTGAATCTTCCATGAACCGCCGTCCTGCTTGCCTCCAAATATCGCTGGTAACTATATCTATCGACCCTTCAAACGACCATCCGCCAGGTCCAGAGAGCGCGACTTTTAATCCCTGTGTGACTGTGCCGTCTAAGCACCAGTAAGGAAGAAAAATTTCGATCTGGTAGTTAGTATATGCAGCCACCGGGACAACTAAAGATGTACTGTCAAGGAGTGAGGCTCTTGAGGCTATGTCGAAATTGCTGGTTTGAATTTTTACGTTCACATCGTCACAACGTGCATAAAGTGCATCACCATCCCCACGGCTTATCAGTTCGGTTTGCGCTGGAAGCCCGGTGAGGGCCGGGACTAACGGGCGTTGTGACGATGTGAATACCTGCTGGCCAGCAAACGTATTTCCACCGGAGCGTTTTGCGTTATCCAAAAGGGGGGTAGACACCCTCCATCTAAGCCGGGCCCCGTCCCAAGCGTAGGCAAAGGCGGAGTAAAGGATGTTAGCTTCGGATCTACCGTATGATTCGCTTCCGTTGCCATTGAAGATATTGATCGGATACTCGGATCTGAAACTGATTGATTTACCAATGTCATCCGCGACTCCTACGGGTAGCCAGATGTAACTTGACGGCGTGACGTCGACCTCCAGATGCTTTCCAATATCGCTGTTGAGGAGAAACCGCCTAGCAAATTCGACCGCCCTAATCTCCAACGCATCCGTAGCCAGCACACTAGTCCAGCTAGCGTCCAGCGTTACGTCCGCTGCCTCCAGCGTATAAATCAGGCTTGGCTCGTCCGCCTGCCTCACCCGCATCGTCGGGTAGGGAGTAAACCCATAGCTACCTGGATCCTTACGGGCGGCTGCGTCGGCCACGAGGATGGCGGCGCGTGCAGTTTGGAAGGATGCGCGTCTTGGAGCTAGAATCTTGTTCATCTTTTTATGTAAAAAGAAAGCCCCGGAACGCCTTTGAAAACGTGCCGAGGCTGGAATCGGGTTAGGCGAGGGCGATATACGGGACGTAGAACGTCACCTTGCCCGCAGCAGGAGCTACGGTGAGCTTTGCGACAACCCATTTGGTTTCCGTGAGCAGTGCCTGGTCTGGACCAGGCACAACCGCGCTGGAGACGTTGTCAGAAGACGCGCCCATGGTCGCTTTGGGAATAAACGTGCCGTCGGAATCCATCACACCAAGGGTGCAGGTAAGGGTAGCCGAATCGTTATCGACGAGGATTTCCGCATCGTGCCAGTTGATGTCCGCGCCGTTTTTTAGCTGGATCAGGCCGATAAGGTCATCAGCAACCTCGCTGCCTGTGAACTCGTAGTTGGCTTTGACTGTCAGCAACGTCCGCGCATCGCGCTTGATGAGCGTGGCGGAGTTCGTGAAGGAGTCAACTTGGGATTGTCCCTTGTCAGTGAAAAACGGGATAAGCCCCGCGACTTGTAGTGAATTAGACATATTAATATTTCCTTTCTGTCAGGGTTTATGCGGTAACTTTGATTGGCAGCTTCCACACGGCATTCTCTTCCATGCGGCTTGCACCGTGGGCGAATTTGGCGCGGATTTGAATCGCTTCGGAAAGATCATCCCGAACGCTCATCTTCGTGGTGTAGTTGTTGCGCAGGCCGTAGCTTACGCGGCTTTTCGCCCATGCAGGGCAGTCGCGCACGATGTCGGTGCCAACTACGCGGGAAGGAACCTGCTCGGTGCGGACGATTTTCACGCCGAGGAACATATCGACCTCGCCTTGGCGAAGTCGCTCCACAGCCGTGATGTAGTCCTTATGGTTCACGAACACGTCGTGATAAAGATCTTCGATACCGGAGGCAGGAACCGCGATGCAGAGTAGATCAGCACCGGATTGAATACCTTGGCCGAAAGCCTCAGCCTCCATCGCCAAACGGCGAAGACGAGCGAACTTGTCAAAAGTCAGGCCGATGTTTCCGCCGCCGCCAGCACGGGAAAAGTTCAGAGGAATGGTTTGCGCAACGGCAAACGGTACGGGCGTATTGCCGTTCTCGCCTTCGTAAGCGACTCCGAACATCGCATCGATGATGGTGCGTTCGGTCTGCAGCTCGTAAGCGCGGCGTAGCTCTTCCATCGTTTCTGCGATTGGGAGGCGTTGGTTGTGGAGCTTGATCTCGTCGAACTCGTCGAAGCCGATGGCCTTGTGGAACTCCTGGGCGTAGATCGCACGTTTGTTGTAGTCCATTTCGTCCAGCTCCGTTTTCTCCATGCGTCCGGTTTTCGGCACGAAGGAGGTAGATTGGATTTGGTCAACGAGGGTGACTTTACCGGAAAGCGGCTTGATGGTGTAGCATCCGGCCAAGCGATTGTTGGTCTGGGCGAGGAGGTGATCCCACATGGTGGGAAGTTGGGGCTGGTAGTGTTGAACCAGCTCGGTTGCGTTTGCGAACATTGTATTTATCGGTGGGTAATGAAACGATGCCGATTGGTGTATCGGCGAGGATTTCGGCCTGCCGATTGTCCGCGCTTGCGGGTCGTGCCTCTGGAACTTCCAGTGGAGTCAGTCAGCTTCCGTGAGGTCGTTTCCGATTGGCTCCTTGCTGGCTACAATTTACGTATAGCGGAAAGCACGGGATAACGTCAACTCCTTTTCATCCGAACACGAAAAAGCCCGGAAGTGCGAACGCTTCCGGGCTTTGCTGATTCCTGCTTGGCTCCCGATTCAGCAAGCGGAATCCAGGCATCTCAACCCGCCTTTCATGAAAACAGGACGGGCAGGATGCCGCCTGTTGAGGGAAATTTATCGGTTCATCCGCGCTACACGGTCTTGAACCTCGGCATGGCGCGGATCGTTTGGATTGTAGAACGCCTTGTAATCGGGATGGCTCGCATTCGTCATGATTTCCCCGGCTTCCTGCTTGGAGGATTTCAGATCCACACCCGCGCCATTGGCACCGATAACGGAGCTTTCGCCCATCATGCTTGAGACTGTGGCCATGAGCTTCGCAAAGGACGGATCGCCGGTGAAAGGAACGCTTTCGGGATCGATGCCGGACTTATTGCAGAGAGCGTCGAAGGTCTTTTGAGCGGTCGCAAGATTCGCATCGAACTTGATCCCCCATTCCTTTTGAAGATCCGTTACGCCCTCCATGCTCGATTCGCCCTGCTTTGCCTGCATGGTCTTGAACATCTCCGCAGTCTGCGCCAAGTGCCCCTCTGCCAGCTTCTCAGCCTGGTAGGGAGTTAGGTTCAGTTTGTGAAAAAGTTCCTTGTAGCTCTTCGTCGCCGCCTCATCGATGGCGATTCCGTCGGGAAGCTCTTCGGGAAACTTCAAATCGTATTCCTCGAAAGTCGCCGGGATGTTGTTTGCCGTGCGGAAAGCAGCGATTGCACCCTCTTCCGCACCTTCAGCCGGGACAGTGCGCGTCCTTTCGAGGTTCGCGTAGGATTTCGCCAGTCCCGCAGGATCGGAAAACTTGTCTAGTTGCTTCGCGTAAGGCTCTAGATCGGCGTTACCCTTGTACCATTGCGGGGAAAACTTACCGTCTTCACCGAGGATGGGGAGGGATTGCGCCGGAGTTTGCTGTTGCTCGCTCCCGGCTGCTCCGGCGGGAGCCACAGGAGCAGCCGGAGCAGCCGGGAGCGCACCACCCAGAAGAGAGCCGCCGCCGCCACCGCCGCCGCCGCCTGATTCGTCAGCCTCAGAGAAAACGGGTTGGTTATACCGGGGAATCATCTTCGCCTCCTTCCTCTGTGCTTTCGCCAGCTTCGCGCTTTGCTTTGAAATCGGCAGGTTTCATACCGTATTTGCTTTCAAACTGCTTCCAGTGCAGCTCGTCGATATCCTTGGCTTCCCCGTCGGTGAAGATTGGATCTTGATCGTCGGTATCGGCGTCGGAAGCAGCCACGAAAGGCACGGTATCAACAACGTCGCCGCCCTTATCTTCGAGCTTGAGATTCAGCTCTTCGATGGCGGTTTCCGACGCCGTGAGTAGATCTTTCAGGCGCGTAATCTCGCCTTTGAGTGCGATGTTGACTTTTTCGAGTGCGGGGGCGTAAGCGTCCACCTTGTCGCCCGATAAATCGCTTGCATGAGACAGCTTAGAAGGCCCAGCAATTTTGATCGCTTCTGCTTTTACGTGGCCGAATTGTTTCGCGAACTCAGTATCGCTCAGGGTTTCCGCAGATTCCTGCACATTCCATGGCGTCCAGATTCCCAGCTCCGGGTTCAGTTTTCTAGTCTCGTTATTCATTGTATTTACCTTTTTTGATGTCGTCGATTGCTTTGAACACAGCTTTGTGTCCGTCCATGTAAAATGCTTGATGCGGATTAAATCCGGAAGCCGGAGCCGATGGCGTGTCCGCTTGAAAGTAGTTGTTCAAAATACCCAGAGCCTCGCGTGCCTCGTCGGTGTCGAACACCTCTTTGAACAGTTCTTGAATGCGCTTCCCTTCCAGCCGTGCTTTCGCCTCCGATTTTTCGCGGTCGGCTTGTGGGTCAAATCCGTCGAAGTGGCTCATGAAATCATTTCCTCCATTTCTTTCATGCCCTGCGCTCCGCCAACTTTACCGATGGCATTCGCCCCGGCTTCCATCTGTTGAGCCTCAGCAGCCGCTTGTTGAGCCTCAGCACGGGCAGCGCGGATTTCCTCGATGGCTTTCTTTGCGCGTACCCAGCTTTCCGGCATTCCCTCGTTGCGCGACAGGTCGCGGGAGACGTTGTCAAAGTCCCAGTTGTCGAAAATATCAGGAGCGATTTCCGCAAGAGCTATCATCCTCGCCATTACGCGGTCAAACGCCTCGCCATGCAGAGCCTTGATAGCAAGAGCGATCCGGCTTTGATAGACCACCTGGGGATTCGGGATCGTTGCTTCCCCGTCTTCCTGAGATTCGATCAAGGACGGCGGCGGATCGGGAAACTTCCCAGCCCTCGCCAGCATGGCAAAAACTCGCACCATTAGAGGTGTCATGTCCGAGACGAATTGCGTAAAGGACGGTGCGAACATCAAAAGCTTTTCGCGTTCCCTCGCTGCAACCTCAGTGGCCGTCATTTCCTTCTCGATGCTCGCGAACATGCGGAATAGAGGGACATGAAAAAACTGTTCAATCGACTCGTGATCCTCTTCTAGAAGAGACATTCCTACGTCGTATCGGCCTTGCGTCCCCCATTCTTTGGGGAATCCAAGTTGCGCAGCCTCACGGGAAACGAAATTGACCCCACCTGCCCGCAAATCCACCTGCCTTTTCTCCCCTGCAAGCTGTAGAATGCGAGGGATTGCCGCCACTTCGCCGAGAGTCTTGAGGATTTGCCGGATGTAGTTCGCGGAAGTCACGTTCGGAAGCGCGGAGTATGCGGGCGAACTTCCCCAAAGATGATTTCCCCAACGTCGATACCGCGTCACCATGAAGGGGAATTCGTCAAATCCTCCCTCCTTGAGCGTCACTTTGTCCGTCATGCAGACGTATGTGTCCTCGTAAGGCTTGTTTTTCTGATCGGTCGCACCCCGCGCCCGCTCTTTACGGACTCGTGTGCATTGCAGGAAGTTATGTTTCGCGTGTGCAAGGGCAGGTTCTGACCCGACTCGACCCCACAGCCCGCGCAGTTTGTCGCCTAGTTTGTCCTCGCCGAATTTCTCTACCGCCTGATTCAGCGTCAAAGGAAACTCGCGAAACATCGAATCGGCCTGCCCGCCTTCGTTCTCGGTGAAGCAGTAAGTCCCCAGAGGAACGTATTTGAAATTCAACTCCGCATCCTCGCCCTTCTGGAGAAACATGTTCGCGGTTCCGGGAATGGATCGATCTTCGTAAACCGATTGCATGACCTGGTAGAAGTTGCTCGAAGCAATCTCTTCCATTGCGATTTCCGAGCATTCCTTGAAATAGGAAATGGCCTCGTCATTTTTCCGGTGGCGGCGCGGTGGCGCGTAGGAAAGCCACTGCTCATTGAGCGGCGTTATGTATGACATGTGAGCCGATACCAGCACTTCAGCCGCCTCAATCGCCTTGGTATCATGCAGCTTGGATCGGTGAGAAGTGTTCGGTGTTGGGGAGTTCGTCTCTGTAATGTCCGCCCGAAGCGGAGCCATCCATTCGAGCACCCGTTGCCACCTACCGTCCCACGAAGCAGAGCGGTCAGATTTTAGAGCCTGATACTCCTCGAGGATGCTTTGCGCGACTGTCATAGTCCGAGGGTGTCGCCCGTAGGCCGTTGGCTCATCAGCGTTGCTTGCAGCCCGCGCCGTTTCCGCTCTTCGAGTAGCTGGCCCTTTCGCTTCTCAGCGACTTGTTGCCCGGACTCGCGGACTGGTGGGATTGCTTCCGGTGGCGGTTCTGGTTTCTTGGCCTTTTTCATAAAAATCTGGATAGTGGATAGACGCGAAACTTGTTCCGGCGATCAAAGGAAATGAACGGCAGAGGGTAAGGCAGATGCGAAAGCAGCTCGCGCATGTCCCCAACCGCAACCGTAATATGCCAGCAATCAAGGGATAGCGTCAACTCATTTTCAGAGAGCCGATTGTCTGAAACATCCGTGATCCGCTCTTCTCCCCACACCAGAGCCACAGGCCGAGCAAGCACGAACTCGCATGGAGTAACCAACATGTAGCCGTGCATCGCGTGCCAGAGCATGTCTTGCGTGATGTCCCACGCCCCAAAACCACGGCCATCGTAAAGTTTGCAGGCTTGTTCGAATGCGCTCATCAGAAATCAAAGTCAAAGTTACTCACGCTGCCAGACGTCTCATATTCCCTCTCATCAATCTCGCGCAGACCTGCGGACTTAGGCACCATACCGCGCTCGTCAGCCTCAGCATACGTCCGCACCGAGTCGCAAGCATGGCTGTTGATGTCATGCAGTGGTTCGCGAGATGAAGAGTTTTTGTCTATAGGTGCGAAACGGTAATTGCTCATCGAGTCCAAGAACGAAACCCGATGCGTCCCGAACTCAAAGACTCGCCCGAGGTTGGACGAATGGAAAACCATGTTGGGTAGCCGGTCTCGCACATAGTCCAGCCCGATTGCCAGCTTAGGAATGCGCGGAACGACGTAAATGTTTCTCAGGCCGCACTCAGCCAAGCTTTCCGCAATGCTCTTGTTGTATTCCTTCCCGAGCCTTTCCCAGCCTCCATCATGCGGGAGAAAATTCCCAGCAATGAAAGCGTCATGTTTTTGCTCCCAACTCTGCACGTATCGAGCACAAGCGGCCAGCGTTGCGCCTCGCTCAAGATGGCAATCGTAAACCCGCACTTGCAGCCCGACTATCTGGATGAACGTGATCGACATGAGATCCCGCTTGCCCAAATCCCAGAACGTGTAGAACGGCTCACGACTTACCGGGAAGTCGATTACTCGCCCGTCAACCTGTGCTCGATCCATGAACGATGCGTAAACCGCACCCTCGACCGGGGAGAGGAAGATTTCAGCCAAGTGCGAAGGATATTCCTCATATCGTTTTTGGCGTTTCGGCCATGCGGTCTTGAAATACCAGAGCTTTTGCGCCTCATCTAGAATGATTCCGTGCGTGTCTTGTAGAGCCTGGAGGTAGTCGCTGCACTCGATGCTGATTTGTCTCGCGTCCCCATCGAACCGGTATCCCGGCTCGAGCCACCATCCGAAGAAATAGACCTTCCAATCTGCCTTCGTGCGCACTGATGCAGCCAGTTTCAAAGCAGGCTCTACGACCTCAGTGTAAAGCCTGCCAGTTTTCCCGCCCTTCCAAGTGGTTTCGACGACTACGATTCCCTTCTCAGCCGATGGTAAAGCACCGTCGGCGATGTCGTCAGAGCGTTTTGAGTCGTCAAACTGGATCGGCCCCCACTCCGAGATCCAGAGCAGCTGGTGAGTGCCACCACGTGCATTTTTTCCCGCGTAAACCGTCGACCCCGACCGCTTCGGCCTGCGTATCGTCAGCTCGCTCTTGTTCTGGGTGACAATCTCGTAAGATTCGCGGATGTCATCAGGCAGTCGCTCCCAAGCAAAAATCACCTTGTCCATCTTCTTTTCCGCGTCTTCCTTAGTTTGGTCGACAATCCCGCAGACAAAGCCAGCCCGGAAAAGGATCATGTCCAGGCAGATGATAGCTAGCAGCGTCGAGAAACCGAGCTGGCGAGCCTTGAGAATCCCCAACCTCACCTCTCCCCGGTCGTAGATCGCCTCCAGAATCTCCCATTGCTCAGGCTTTGGCTGGAAAACACACTCAGGAACACCGTGTTCGGCTGGGTTGATCCAGTAGAGATGGGAGAAACGCCACCGCCAATCACTGATCCGTTGCTTGATGATCGCTAGATCTGCGGGTGAATACTTCATTTCTGCAATTCATCGATGAGTTCACCGATACCCGAGATAGTGTGCGCAACCTCCGTCTTATCGCTCCATTTCCCACGCTGGCGGTTTTTCAGCCAAAAGATCGCCGCCGTTGTGTCCGGCGGGTAGTGCTTATCGTAAATCTCCCGATCCGTAATCTTCCCTTCGTGCGTTGCGAACTTCGTATCTTCATGCACGTAGCCGAGAGCGCGTTGATAAAGTGATTTAACGATTTTTCCATCAGCCTCTTCGCGTCCCCTTTTTATGGAGGACAGAAACTCAGGATGTCGCGCTTTCCAGTTTTGGATGGTTGACTCACTCGATTGGAAATATCGCGCTAAATCTTCATCAGTGGCACCGAGCAATGCGTAATTCGTGGCCAGCTCGCAAAATTCGGCACGATATCGCGTAGGTCTACCGCCCTTCGCTTTTGCTTTCTTTCTCGCAGCCATACCGATCTTTTACCAGTGCGAAAGATTAACGTCAACTCACGTTAATCTTATCGCATTTTCCAGCATTTCGAAATCTTTGCGGTATTCCCAATCGCCTTCCATCAGTTCTTCGTGTCGTTTTCCGCCGCTCCGGATTGTGCCCATTTCCCTATCAAACGCCGTCCCGATGTCAACCAGCTCATGCCCTCTTTGCGTAAGAATTACCCAGACCATGTATCGGGGATGTGTGTTCTCCGGTCGATAGAAACGTCCATGGATTCGCTTCGCGGGAACGCCCGTCAGGAGCGAGGCCGCTTTCAAGATCGCAATCGCGTCCTCTTTGAGTTTGGTTTGATCGCTCATAAAACCAAAAGGTGAGATTCGCCGATCAAACGAGAGGTGAGAGGCGCGAGAATATCAGCCGGAATGGTCTCTTTGCATATCGACGAAATATCGTCCGGGTGCGTGTTTGCTGTCCAAATAACGGTTCTTGAATCACTATATCGATCTTCCAAAAGATGAAAAAGAGTTTGCAAATACTGCACGGTTATCCCTTTCCAGATGTCATCGAGAATCAAAACATCGGCGGTCTGCATGTCGCGGAGATAGCTCCAAGCATCCTTTCCCCCACCAGATTTGTCACCGTAACGCGCCCCGTGCAGCCAAGCAAGCGCACCCGCCTTAACCCAGAGAAGCCGTCGGCCTGAACGCGCCATACGGTGCGCGTGGACGGCCACACTTCGGCTCTTCGCGTGTCCCGCCCCTCCGATTATCGCCACCCAAGGCTGTTTCTCTGGGTTCCAGTCCTGCAAATGCGCGAGCTGAATGTCGCAGCGGTTCTTTTTCCAGTCAGAATGAATCATCGTTGTCTTTCCTCCTTGATCGGCTCGACGATATTTTTTCGGGATTGTTTCCCGGTAATGAAAATCGGCAGCTTTTTGCAGCGACACAATCGCGGCAAACTCGTTGGATTTCTCGCAAGCCTCGCAAGCCTCGCCGATCTGCACCCAGCCTATCCTGTCGCCCAGGTCAAAAAAAGCATCGGGAGGCAATGGCGTGGAGCAATCTTTGCAAGTGGTTGGCGGTTTAGAAGTGGTCATCATTGGTATTGTTTATGTTTACGTAGTCTTCGGGCTTCTTTTCGGTTCCAGCTGCACAACGGGGCGATTGCGCCGGCTCTTCTGATGGCGGATCTTGCCAACGTTTTTCTCTCAACCATCTGTCGGCAGCGGGGACGTATTGCCCACCATCCTTTTTCCATTCAGGGTCTGACTTCCACTTTTCGAGGAGAATCAAGGTATCGGTCGGCGGCTTGACGGCCTGCCATGCTTTTTTCACCTTCTCCCGACTGGATCGCTTTCGTCCCGGTTGCGGATAAGCTTCCCAAAAATCAAGATAGGGTGCGTGAACGTCGGATTCATCCGACAAGAGATACGTAGTATCTCCTCTTACTCTCTTCTCTTCTCTTCTCTTCTCTGGTAACGCTTTTGGTAACGGCTTTGTAACACTTTCCGCGTTACAATTGCCGATTTTACCTGCTCGGTGCTTACTTACACGTCTATTAGCATCAGCCCTTTTCTTCGCAGATTGGCCGTTGTGCCGGTCAAAGTGAGGGATTGCAAGCGAGCCGGAGCGGGCTAGCAACCAGTCAACCTTGAGGAGCGCAGCGGAGAATCCCGGAGCGTAGGTGATACGGTCGATAACGTGTTTTGTAACGCTTATCGCGTTACCATCTAGAGTTTGCTGGTCGCACCAAATCCAGAGACGCAAGAGCTTGCCAACAACTGCGTCTGGATCAATCCCGAGAATGTCAGCCATTTCATGCACTTCCGGTTTGTCCGGCGTGACATGTTCCATTTTTATCCAGTCTCCAGCCATGATTTTCTAAATTGTTGAGTATTCCAGCACTTCGATTTCAGTTCTTTCCTGCCCCTTCTTCACCTTGGTCTGGAGGAAAAGTGGTTGATCGCAGTATTCCGCCGAGTCATCCGGGATGATTCCCAGCCCGTAGGACTTGCGCCCTTGTGGAGAGCTTAGCGAATCCTCAATCTGCTTCATACTAGCGTTTGATGGGTCGATGAGGACGGTTCGGAACGAGTGGACGATAAGGCGGTATCGAACGCGTCGCGCTCCGCTTGCTTGATCTTCATCCGCTGCCAGTGGTGGGCGGCGTTCATCGCGTTTATTGACGGCAAGCGGTGGCTTGGAATTACGAGTTTGAATATCGTCCTTGCACCACGCTCCCGAAGCATCGAGATGAAAGCCGAGTTGCTGCAACTGTGATGTTGTAAATTTTCCATTTTTATTGTTCATTTTCTAAATTTCATTTTCTCCCGCATAGATACCCGCGCAGGTGGTTTAGTGCCCACGTCCATCCGTCTGATCAACTTCGGCATCTGCGCGGCGCGTCTGTTCTATGACGTTGTGCAGAGAAGTCACGCAGCAGAGTCCATATTCGGGGCCAGACCATTCGCCTTCCCACTCTTCTAGCGTCCCGTAATGCAGAGTCCCCTTTTCTGACGTGTCCCCTTTCCATTCGGGCGGAATATAAAGATAGGCTTGGCGGTCTCCTTTGATTGTGACAACCCCGACAATAGCCAGCACTTCTTTTCCCTCCGGGGTCTTTCCGGCGTAATAGAAATCGCCGTCGCGGGCAGGTGGTTTGGCAGTCCAAGAAGATGCACAACAAGTCGGCGTAGGCGACGCCGAGGAAGCCGTGTGTTTTAATTCGGGCTTCATAGCGGCGCGCCTCCACTTTTGACGTTCGGGATACAAAATTCAGCAACCAGTTCGGCAACGCTTCGAGCCTGCTCTGGCGTTGCGAGCTTCGCTATACGTGGCCTATCTGACAGCGGGGTGTCGCCCTTGCGCTTGCGGCCTTCCCAGCAGTGTCCGCGTATCTCTAGGCGGGAGTCGATGACAGTGATCAACGTCCCGTCATCGCATATCAGCACATTGTCCATCCATTTCATCGTGCGTCGTGGATTTGTTGGAGGGTTTTCGCGCCACGCTTGGTGGCACACTTCGGGCAGACGCTTTCATCGGGGCGGATGATTGTTACCCACTCTCCTCGATCATCGCGCCGCCGGTAGTCGGTGCGCGTGATCGGGGATGGCTTCTTACAGTCGGTGCAGTTTTTCATGGCAGCGTCATTATAACATATTGGCTTTTCTGATTTTCTCGTTTCGGCCTCGTTCCGGAAGATTTCCGTCAGGAGTCCCTTGTGGGATAAGGCGGAATCTTTTTTCATTTTGTGCTTGCGGGCTTTTCCGTGGATTCAAATAACCCGAACAAGACATCGTTGGCAACCCGCTCCCGTTGTCCATTCAGGCTGTTATTTTTGGGCATCGTCATGGGATGTTGAGGCGCCCGCCGAGGGAGCGGATGCCAAGATTGGAGCGTT